AACAGAAGCAGAGATGTTAGAGAGAATGAACAGACAAAACAAAGAATCTGTTGCAAGACTTAAAAAGAAAAAAGAAAAAGATCTTGGTGAAAAATTAAGAGATTATGACGGTGATCCGGATGCTATGGCNATGGGTGGTCGAGCAGGTTTTAATTTAGGTGGTTTAGCAAAACTATTAAAAATGTTACAAGGTAAAGTTGGTAAAAAAAATATTACAACCGCAGATAAGATAGCTCGTCCTGAGTCAGCACTAAATAGAGAAATGTTTGGAGACTTTAATGAAAGAGTAAATAGAAAAATTTTAGATGTACCCCCTATGCCATCTGGATTTCAATTAAGTAGAGAAAAATTATTAAAAAATTTTCCAGAATTAGATGAGTCTTATGCAGATGAAATTATGGCTATGGATAAAGAGTTACAAGGAAGAGTGCTTACAATGCTTAAGGACAGAAGAAAAAATCCTGAAGCTTATGATAAATTGTTAATGGAAAAAGGAGATACTTTAGATTTTCAAGGTGAGTTTGATAGATCAGTTAAAAGAAGTAAAAATGCAGATGGTGGTAGAATAGAACTTGCTGGAGGCGGCGCTATAGCAAAGTTAATAAAAATGTTAAGTGCTAAAAGTCCTGTGGGAAGATACAAAGATTATTTAGCAAGTGTTAAAAAAAGATCTATAGAAGGAGATTTTAAATCTCTGGCCCCTGAACTAGGTGCGGTTTCAGCTGGTGGTATTCTTGTTAATAGAAAAATGAAATCTATTTTAGAAGAAGGTAACGAATTACAAAAAGAAAGATTTTTAAAAGAATACATAGAAGAACTTAATAATGATCCTTCTTATAAAGATCGTCCTGAATTAAAAGATAAATTAATAGAGAACTATACTAAAAGTTTATTCGGTCAAAAGAAAGCAGGCGGTGGTTTAGCTTACATGTTAGGTGAACCAAGAGATGGTTTAAAAGAAGGTGGCCCACCTAATCCAGGTCGAAGAAACTTTCTGAAACTTATGGCGGGTCTAGCGTCAATACCTGTTCTTGGTAAATTTTTTAAACCTGCAGCGAAGGTTGCAAAAACAGTTGTGCCTCTACAGAACACAACGACAGCGATGCCTACATGGTTTCCAAAATTAATAGATAAAGCTTTAGATAAAGGTATTAAGAACAAAGTAGATGCGGATCTTACGGATATCAAAGTACCTGAATTACCAGGTGTTAAAATTCAAAGACACGACGATGGTAGAGTATTAGTTGAAGGTAAAAATGACTACGGTAAACCTTACGCAATTGAATACGAACCACCTGGTTTCGAAGTTGTAAACGAAAAAACAGGTAAAGCTGTTAAAACTAAAGGGGACTTTAAAGCAATAGATTCTGTCCCTGAAAGTGGCGGTTACCCCGACGATGTGCCTGATTTTTGGCCAGAACAATTAGATGAAGTTGATGATATTTTAGGTAGTGATGTAAGAGTAATGGAAGAGTTTGCAACAGGTTCAAAAATTAAAAATCCAAAAAGAGGTGAAAACGTTGTTGGTCAAGCTGAAGTTAGAGCAGAGAACGCAGCAGACGAAGCTGCAGAACGAGCAGCGATGGAAGCAGAAGATTTTGCAACAGGCGGCTTAGCTAAATTATTAGGAGAATAATGAAAGTAAAACATTACAACGAGATGATGGCATACCTGACTCGTCCAGGGTTCAATGGCGGTGGTTCGGTGTCCAACAATACTGTTCTACCTAAAAGAAAACCAGCAGCAGAAGTTAAGAAGAGAAAAAAAATAAACTACGAAAAGATTAAACAGTATTTAGGTAAAGAATCACAAGACCTAGTTGAGAGAGAATTAGGCTTTGCAATCGGTGGAGGTGTAAGTCCCAACCAACTTAAACAACGGTTCATGGAAATTATTACATCTATTCAAGAAGCAGAGGCAGAAGAGGTTCCTATGCTTGTTGCAGAAGCAAAAGATCTTAAAGATAAGATAGACGAACTTAACAAGTTGCTTTCTCCTGAGAGACAAATTCAAATTACATCACAAGGATTAGATTTCGATAACCCATTATTAGATGCAGCAAAAATTCAAAAGACTGTAACAGGATCAGATATAGCTAAGTCTATGCAACCTCAAAAAACTATTGAGGACACCTTCGATACTCTTACAGCAAAAAATCCTGCAAATGTTTTAGTTCCAAATTTTCCAAGAGGAGAGAAAGGTACAGGCGCAGACCCAGAAGAAAAAGAAGATATCTTTGAAAGAGAGCAGGGCCAAAGAATAGCTACTAGGCCTGATGGACAATTTACAAAAGCTAGCATGCGAATGCCGCCACGTTCAACAAACCTAAGAGATATGATTCAAGATGCTCTTAAAAAATTTGATAAAGAAGAGTACCCTGAAATAAAAACTGAAGATAGTTTTGCAGACGGCGGTAGAATTGGTTTTAAAAAAGCAGGTTTTGTATTTGGTGATCAAACATTTAACGTAGATATTCCAAACATGACTCCTGTACAAAGTGAATCTTTTCAAAAAGGACTTAAAGATTTAGAAAAATGGTCACAGAATCCTAATGCAGAAAATTGGATTGAAACATTTAGACAACCAAGTAAAACAGGGCAAACACATCAAAGTGATTTTTCATTAAATTTGAGAAAATATATTCAAGGAGAACCTGTAAAAGCTAGAACAAAAGAACTTTTTGATTCTGTAAACATAAAAAATTTGTTAGGCAATACAGCAGAGGATATACAAACATATACACCACAAGAATTTAGAAGAGTATCTAATTTACCAAAAAGTAAAAAAGCGGCCGATGTTGCATTAAACAAATCTATGAAAGCAGCTAACGCTGTTAGAGCTGTCTTTGTTAAAGATGTTGATGCTGATTTAGAAGATGTGGCTAGAGGTATATTTGGAAAAAATTTTGATAAAGCTAGTGTAGTTGTTCAAGAAGATATGTTGAGTAAAGCTTCCGACGACACCGCTAAATTACTAGAAGCTTTAACAACAAATAGAAAAGTTAAAGGTTTTAAAGATATATCAGAAGATAAGATGGGAGACATAATTCAAAATTTAGAAGATAACACTAAAGATTTTAAATTTAGAGAAGGAACAATTAGAGAGTATAGATTTAGAGTTAGAGACTCATTGTTGGGTATAAAAACTGAATCAAAAGAAGGTTTTAGAAATTTAAGAAACACGATCGCTCAAAAGGACAAAGTTATTGATGAAGTATTTGGTCTATCAGCTACTTTTAAAAACGCTCCAGGTTACACAGAAAATGTTCAATTAATAGATAAAAAAATAAATAATATAAAAGGTAAACAAATAGATAAACCTTTTAGCGCTATTGTAAACGCAGTAAAAAACAAAAAAGATATTGTTCAATACGAAGGCAAGGATATAAATATATCCCAAGCCATTAAAAAATTTAACGCTAAGTCAAAAGAATTTAGCGCTGCCAATAACATATCTACACCACAAATTTTTGTTGGAGATAATTTAAATGCTTCCAAACTTGTATCAGGATTTAATGACTATTCTTCACAAGCACAGAAAAATATTTTACAAAACGCAAAAGAAGGTTTTGTTTTAAATTCAACTAAACCATCTACACCTATTGGAGCTTTTAAACCATCAGGAGGCATGACTTTAGGTATGAATAGAATTGATCCAAAAGCTCTTACTGCTTTTGGTAAAGCAGGGCAGTTAGCTAAGGTTGTTGCTAAAGGAGAGGCTTTTATTGCCCCTGTATTTTTGGCTGGTGGAGCAATGTACGGACTACCTTTTAGTAGAAACATTAATGAAGCTACCTATGGATTATTGGGAGATTCTAAAAATGAATTTTTAATTAAACAAAATCCCGATGCAGAAATATTTTTAAATATAATGAAAGAGGACGAAAAGTTTAGAAATCTTTTAGAAAACTATAATAATTCATCCCCCTATGATAGACTTAGATTTAAAGATAAGATGGAAGCAAAACGAAACGAGTTTAATCAAAAAGTTGACGCTTTTAGAGCTTTGCCAGAAGACCAGATAATAAAATCACAGCAAGCTGCAGAGAGAGCAACATTACAATATGAAAACCTTATAAAACAAAATAGAGAAAATAGATTTCAATATGGTGTAATTCCTAAAAAACAACTTTTCATTGATATTGCGGATACTTTTAAAAGTATGGCTCCTCCAAAACCTGTAGAAAATGTTTTAGGAACACCAATACCAACAGGTCAAATGCAGACTGAGTTTGCAGGCGGCGGTTTAGCTAAGGAAGCCGGCGATAGATCAGGAAAACCACCAGAGTCAGGACCCACACCACAGGGCTTGGCTTCTATAATAAAACGTGGTAGAAAATACTAGGAGTTTAAATGGCAGACATAGATAAATCACTTCCTAACACTCGTACTCANATTAAAGTTCCGGGCGAAGAGGTCGAGATAAAGGAAGAAATAAAAGAACAGNNACCCGTAGAAGTTATCCCTGAAGAGGATGGCGGTGCAACGATTGATTTTGAACCAAGTGCAGTTAATGTACCGGGAACAGAAAAACATTTTGATAATTTAGCAGATATCTTACCTGAAGATATTTTAGACCCAGTAGGATCTGAATTAAAAAGTAATTACATGGATTACAAGATGTCTAGAAAAGATTGGGAGAAATCTTACACAGAGGGGCTTGATTTATTAGGATTTAAATACGAAAACAGAACAGAGCCTTTTCAAGGCGCTTCGGGGGCCACGCACCCTGTACTAGCAGAAGCTGTCACACAGTTTCAAGCTACAGCATACAAAGAATTATTACCAAGTGACGGTCCAGTAAGAACACAGGTTCTTGGAGTTAAAACACCAGCTAAAGATCAACAAGCACATAGAGTAAAAGATTTCATGAACTATCAAATCATGGATCAAATGACAGAGTACGAACCAGAGTTTGATTCTATGTTATTTCATTTACCTTTAGCAGGATCTACGTTTAAAAAAATTTACTACGATGATTTATTAGGCAGAGCAGTTTCTAAATTTGTTCCTGCGGATGATTTAATCGTACCTTATACAGCAAACAGTTTAGCTGAAGCAGAAGCTATTATTCACGTTGTAAAAATATCTGAGAATGAATTAAGAAAACAACAAGTAGCAGGATTTTATGCTGATGTTGAATTAACACCCCCAGGTACAGTTGTTGATGACGAAGTTTCAAAAAAAGAAAAAGACTTAGAAGGCACTACAAAATCTGGAAAACAAATTCCTATGTACACTCTTCTTGAGTGTCATGTGGATCTAGATTTAGANGGCTTTGAAGACATTGGTCCAGACGGCGAGCCGACTGGTATCAAGTTACCCTACATCGTTACAATCGAAGAGGGTAACGGAACGGTTCTTTCGATAAGAAGGAACTATGCGCCCAACGATCCAAAAAAACAAAGGGTCCAATATTTTGTCCACTTTAAATTTCTGCCAGGACTAGGATTCTACGGATTTGGATTAATACACATGATTGGCGGATTGAGTAGAACTGCAACGGTCGCTCTCCGCCAATTATTAGATGCAGGGACACTATCAAATTTACCTGCAGGATTTAAACAAAGAGGTGTAAGAGTTAGAGATGAAGCATCACCAATACAACCTGGTGAATTTAAAGATGTAGATGCCCCAGGAGGCAATCTACGTGAAGCTTTCTTTCCTCTACCATACAAAGAACCATCAGCTACTCTATTACAATTAATGGGTATTGTGGTTCAAGCAGGTCAAAGATTTGCAGCTATATCTGAAATGCAAGTAGGCGAAGGACAATCTAATGCAGCTGTAGGAACAACGATCGCTCTTTTAGAGAGAGGATCTAAAGTTATGTCTGCAATACACAAGAGATTATACAACTCAATGAGACATGAGTTTAAATTACTATCAAAAGTTATATCAACTTATCTACCACCAGAATATCCATACGATGTTGTGGGTGGAGCTAGACTTATTAAACAATTAGATTTTGATGATAGAGTAGATATTTTACCCGTAGCAGATCCAAATATATTTTCTATGTCACAAAGGATTACATTAGCACAAACACAACTACAACTTGCTACATCTAATCCACAAATACACATAATTTATATTCTGCTTACAGAAACATGTATGAAGCTATTGGGGTTAAAAATATTGATTCAGTTTTACCTCCGCCAGCACCTGTCCAACCAATGGATCCAAGTATAGAACACATTTCTGCTCTTACAGGAAAACAATTTCAAGCTTTTCCTGGTCAAGATCATAGAGCACACATGACAGCTCACTTAAATTTTATGTCAACAAACATTGTTAGAAACAATCCTACAGTTATGGGTGCAATACAAAAAAATATTTTAGAGCATATTAGTTTGATGGCACAAGAACAGATACAATTAGAGTTCAGAGATGAATTAATGCGTCTTCAAGCACTACAACAGTCTGCTCCAGTAGACCCAAGAGCTGCACAAGAGCTACAAGTTATCACACAACGTATAGAATCTAGAAAAGCTGTGTTGATTGCAGAGATGACAGAAGAATTTATGAAGGAAGAGAAGAAAATTACTTCACAATTTGACAATGACCCACTTCTAAAACTAAAAGCAAGAGAAGTTGACCTTAGAGCTATGGAAAATGAGCGTAAAAAAGAAGCTGATCAAGCAAAAATAGAGAATGATAGAGCAAAATTAATGCAAGCAGCTGATATTGCAGACGAAAAACTAGATCAGAACGAAAAATTAGCAAATTTAAGAGCAGATACATCTTTAGCTAAGCAAGAGATGTCAAATAGCTTTAAAAATAGTTAAAAATAAGATAGTAATAAACAATTATGATAAATTATAAAAAATCAAAAGAAGTTAAGATTCCAGAACAGAATGTTGAGATAGATCCTAGATCTAAAACAACAGCTGATGGCGCTTTTAACTATATTCCTACAGGAGACAAGGAAAAAGTTAGAGG